CCTGCACCTCACACCAATCTCTCGACAATAGGCGTGTACCATTGATGACATTATCAAGCAGTTGCCTAGGGCGGTATTCATGTCTCCACTCATACGCTTTCCTTCGACACTGTATTTGAGTTTACCGTCATCGCAACGCCCAGACCCAACATTGCTAAGTTGCCACGATAACAGCTTAGCAAACTCTCGAGACCCTGGGTAGAAGCACTTGTATACACTGTGCTCCCACGCCAAGGCCTCACTGGATACATGCTGATCGAATCTTGATGCATCCAGCCCAACGGCGACTGGTTCTGAAAACTGGTCCCAGTGGTGCTTAACCACCCTACCTCGTGCTTCCATATTCAGCCCCTTCATGATGGTTTCTCCTTGCCAGAGCTCATCAATCATTTTATACAATTTCTTTTCTATCGGCTTGATAAACCGACCAACACTGATACCATAGCGTGGATCACGTGGTTGAATGACCCTCGGCACCGGGTCAACTTTGGCAGTGAAGTTATACTTCTCACACTTAACGAAAGCCTTAATCTCCGAGTCACCTCGGTGGACTGCTTTGGCATATATCGACCTCATCGCGTTTTCGTAGATTGTCCTCTTGCGACCCTGGTACGAATGAGCAAACTGCTCATAACTCATCGGGGTGGAATATCGGGCATTCTTCTTGAAATATGCTTTGATGTAATCTAAGCGTGTAAAGCCTAGTTGGTCCGGGGTGGGCGGTGACTGGAAGCCATGTTTGCTCTTAACGAACAGTACTCTTTCCTTAATCGCCCTTTCCAGGGTATCAATGTTGTTATTGTAGACAGCGTAGTTCACCTCCGGTGCAATGCCGGAGATGCGATACGACTTGCGCTGTCGGGGGGTGCGTCCCAATGAGCGTGTCACCCTCAGGTCGCGATGGTCGGGAGCAGCGCTCTGAGCGCATACCATCGCGGGTGACTTCATTAGGCCCCCTCAGCCTCTGGTGTAGTCAGTGTCCCTCAACTGACCGATACCAAATAGCTGATACATCAGGCTCCATTTCTGGTGTCTGGGTTGTTCGTAGGCAACCATCCTATTCCTAAACGCAGCGCTGTTGGCCATATCTCTAGCGAGCACTTCATACTGTGTTGGTATGAACGCTAATTCTACGGCAATTGGTAGGTGCTGCTGAATGTGTGTTGTCCTCAGCCCAATCTCCCGCATTCTGTCACCAATAAATCGGTGCGCAAGAATATGGTTCGATTCACTTCTAACGGTCAACATGAACTTGATACGCGCCTCAGCGGCTAACATCGCAATGACGCGTCTCCTGTTCCTTGGGGTACTTGGCGTAAGCAGCGCCGTGTACCCGTTCGTCGCAACTGTGGTGGTGCCCGGAGAGACTCCATCGTCATCCTCCTCGCAATCCAACATGTTGCTGCCTAACCCTTCGGCCTCTTGTTCGATGGCGCGTGTTCTGCCGATAAACAGCAGGAACTGAGCCACGAGAGGTTGCCACATAAATGTGGCTACCAACACCAAAGGGAGCGCCATCAATAAAGATGGCACATACCCAATAACCAACGATAATATATGCTGGTTGACCATGCTGTTGGCCATGGT